ATGGGGTATTTTTCGATGCTAACGGATACTGCGATCAGGAAGGCAAAACCGGGCGACAAGCCCTTCAAGATGGCCGACTCTGGTGGCCTTCACCTCTATGTCTCGACCGCGGGCGGCAAGCTTTGGCGATTCCGCTATCGGTACGCCGACAAAGAAAAGCTCCTCACTATCGGTCCTTACCCGGATATCAGCCTCGTTGATGCCCGTGCGGCCCGAGACGCCGCCAAGGCATCCTTGCGCGACGGCCGCGATCCCGGCGTCATCAAGAAACTGCGGAAGCTCGCCAACGTCACCAGCACCGCCAACACGTTCGAAGCGATCGCCCGCGAATGGTACGACCTGAATAAGGGCCAATGGGTCGAGCGCCATGCCGACGATGTACTCACCAGCCTTGAGCGCGAAGTCTTCCCTGTGCTCGGCAATATCCCTGTGGCCGATATCAAGGCGCCCGAAGTCTTGGCTGTGCTGCGCGGTATCGAGGCTCGCGCGAAGGAAACGGCGCGGCGAGTCCGGCAGCGCATGTCGGCGGTGTTCGTCTACGCAATCAGCTCGGGCCGCGCCGACGCCGATCCGGCCGCGACCGTCCAGAAGGCCATGGCTCCGATGGTCAAGGGACGCCAGCCTGCCATTACCGATCTGGATGCCGCCCGCGAGATGCTGGGGAAAGCCGAAGCCGAGAAAGCGCATCCAGCTACAAAGCTAGCCCTACGAATTATTGCCCTGACTGTCGTTCGTCCGGGAACGCTCATCACCACGCCATGGTCGGAGTGGACCGATATGGAAGATGGCGTCTGGCGCATCCCGGCGGCGCGGATGAAACTGCGGCTGCAACACAAGGATGATGATGCTCGGGACCATTGGGTGCCGCTATCAAGGCAAGCCTTGGAGGCTGTCGAAGCGCTGCGCACCCTGACCGGCCGCGGTCCGATCCCCTTCCCGAACACCCGCCACGCGCACAGGACCATGTCAGAGAACGCCATCGGGTATCTGTTGAACCGTGCGGGGTATCACCACCGCCATGTCCCCCACGGATGGCGGGCAACATTTTCCAGCGTGATGAATGAGCGGTTTCCGGCTGACAAACCGATTATCGACCTGATGCTGGCTCACGTCCCGAAGGACAAGGTCGAAGGTGCTTACAATCGCGCCCTGCATCTGGAACGCCGCCGAAAGTTGGCGCAGGAATGGGCGGACTTGATCTTGAAGGATGCGCGGCCCGCTGCTGATTTGCTGGTCGGACCGAGGAAGTAGACCGGCACCCATCGGATGCCGGTCTGCCGATCAATCCGTCAGCGGTCAGAACACCTCCACACCAACCAACACGCGTCCACCCGTCCGCGAGACTGGTCGATTTTTGCGAACTGCACCGACGCCCTCTTCAAGGTCGATCGTGCCCAAGTGGTTTGCCTGCCAACTGGCAGAGGCTTGGTTGAAGGTCGACGTCCAGCCAAGGCTCGCCTCGCCGTCCTCGGTCGGTTCAGCGCCGTCGTGTTCGTCCTCGCAATCGTCGCCAGCATTGGCGTTCATGGCGAATCCGAAACCTTCCTGCGGTTGATCCTCTGGACGGAAGCCGCCGTTAGAGAAGCCCAGCGACGGTTCAAGGTCGTTGTCACCATCCATAGTATTCAGCATGTCGATTAATAGGTCGATTTGGGCCTCGACGACTTGGCGGCGTATCGGTTTTGGTGTGGTAGATTTGGCCTTAGCCATGCTCGCGGTCCTTTCGCGGGTTTGGTTAGGGCCGGACGCGAGGTCGCCACCTTGCTCCGGCCTGTCTTTTCTGATATCAGTTAAGAATGGCTAAGTCAATAGTTTCTAATATCAGAAAACGTCCGCAGGGAAGACCGCGCGTGGATGCTGTGCCTGTGATGGTGCGGATGCCGCCGGAAGAGATGCAGGACGTCGATAAGTGGATTGAGAAACGACCTGAGCCAAAGCCGTCACGGCCAGAAGCGATTCGCAGGCTTGTGGAAATCGGCCTCATGGCGAAGGGTTAGCTTCCGCTCTCCTTTCAACCTGCGGTAGACTACGCCGGCTGGGGAGAACCATCATGAAACTCAGGTTTGTTGCCGCTCTTTTTGCGGCCCTGTCGCTCGCCGCGTGTCAGACGGCGCAACCACCCTCAACGGCGAGCGGAAAGCCGGAAGTAACTATCCGAGCGCCAGTGTCCAAGATCAAAGCGTTGATCATTAGTCACGCCATGAACAACGGCATGAGCATCACTAAGGACACCGAATACATGCTGCAGTTCGACAAGCCGACCACTAACCTTGGGGCCGCAGTGTTGCTCGGATCGAAGTACGATAGCACGCCCAACGTACGCTATGTCATTACATTCGCGCCACTTGGCGATGAAACGCGCGTCATAGCTTCAGCGATGTTTGTTACTAATCCAGGGTCAGCCTTCGAACATCTTACGCCGGTCAACGCCGGTCCCGGCATTGATGAAACTCAAAATGAATTGCAGCAGATCAAGACAATGGCTGAGACGCGGGAGATTCCTGTCGCTTCGGCCCCACAGAAGAAGCATAGCCGCATCCACTAAACCGAACACGCGCGATAATGACCCTAAGGGCCTGTAGCATAACTATACGTAGGCTAGTGGTATTTGGGTTGAGGGCGAAGCGATAGATGACTTGGGTTGATTCTGGGCCGCTATCTATCCTCGGCTAATCTCTGCCATTGGCTGCTCGTGGAAATAGGCCTTTAGGAATTGGGAGGCTAAGCGAATGAAGGCAGGACTACTGGTGCTGGCTCTCGCGGCGTCGATTACGACACCGGCGTTCGCCGAGTGGCGCGTTGACCAGTTTAAAGATCAAATGACGGATAAATTGATCAAGGTGCCAACGCTGGCCGCTAAGTCTCTAGATCACGGTGTCTCCGCCGCGATCGAGATAAGCTGCCTGCAGGGTGACCGGTTGTTCACAATTTGGCTATCTTCGGGGCTCTCTCGCGGACGCCTGTCGGGCCGGCTTCGTACCGATAATAACCGAGTTATCCCATCTTCATTTTTAAAGGTTTTCTCCGACCCTCATCGCATTCCGATCATAACCGTCCCACCTTATGATCTTTGGGGCCGGAAACGATTCCGTGTTGAGCTTTTTCCAACCGGGTCATCGAGTTTGTTCTTTGATTTCGACCTTATCGGAATTGATAAGGCAATCGCTGCGCTTCCGTGCAACAAACCACCTGGGAAAACTTTTGATAGCCCTTTATCGAGCTATAATCTCGAATAGACGCAAACGTAATCATAGAAGCGTGATGATGCTCATTGTACCCGCGGCACTAACAAGTAGGGGTCGCAATCCTACCGCCGGGTCCACCACCGCATATGATTCCTTATCCAAGCCCGAGTTGTGCTTTGACGTATGCCGCCCCAATCTGGGCAATCGCTGGCAGTGTCATAGCTCCGACCGCCTTTGCCTTCTCCTTCACCTTTCGCCATATCGCCGGATCCCGAACAGTCTCCAGAAATTCGTGCCCATTATATGTGAGCCGACGCACGCTGTAGATCACGCGCACAAGGCTGGGGTCTTCATTGTCGGGAACACGGTGTAAACCCGCCTCGATAAAAACAGCATCGGCGAGCAGTACAACGTGGTAGTCGATCTGATCCTTGGTCCAGCCATCGATTTTGATACTATCGAGATCAGAGATTGGACGCGTCGCGTGCTCTTCGATGTGCAGCAAGAGTTGCCGCACAAGATCAACTTCCAACTTCATGTCAGCCCACCGAATCCCGCGATGAATGCTGACACTATGACTCGGATCGCGGCGTAATTCCTCTATTTTTCCTTCTAACCCCATCACAGCACATCCGTCTGGCACAGAATATCAACCCAAGCACGGCGCACGTCAGGCGTAATGCTCTTGATGCCGTACAGATTTCCGGTGCGGCTGTTTTTCAGTTTCCAAGTCGTCAAGGCATCAGCCAGTGCAGATTGCCATCGCAAGGTAACAACCAGCGTCTGCTCAGTGGCGAGCCTGCCCTGCATGACTTCCTCGCCGGCCTTCAACACCTTGATCGCGGCCGGAGCCGTGACAACAGTTTCCCAGCTTTGCGTACTACCGCCCGCACCGTCGCTCACGGTTACGAGTGCTTGCAATTCCACCTTCTCGCGCAGATCACCTGCCGTCGTCATGCATTGAATCCCTTCAAAGCTGTTTCCCATTCCGGGTCATCATAAAGCGATGTTGTCGCCGCGCTGCCGCCTGCGGATGCTCTGTTGACGCTCATGGCGCTGGCCTGCGCGCCATCGATCGATAGCCATTTCTTCTGTTTCGTGAATCTCACGATATGTCCGGCTGCATTCGTCTCCGCTTCGACATTGGCGAAGCAGAATCGCAGCACCGGATGACCACCGTGCTTGAACTTCCGACCGATAATCGCGCGCTGCAATTCGGCGATTGCCGGCATCATGCTCAAGCTGCCCTGGCGATGTTCGATCGCAGGGAGACCATCCTCTATGAGATTGTTGAGCAGATTACGCGCCATCGCAGGATCGCACGCGATCTCCTGCACGCTGTAGGTCTCGCAAAGCTCCCTGATGCGATCCTCGACAACCCGGAAGTCGATCACGTTGCCGGGCGTGGCCGTTATCAACCCTTTGCGCGCCCATTCGATATAGGGAGCACCGGTTGCCTCTTGGCGTTGTCGCAAGTTGTCCTGCGGACAAAAGAAGTGCGGCTGCACGATGTAGTCGTCGCCGTCACGGAAGCACGCGATAACGACTGAAAGATCGATACTAGAACTAAGGTCAACGCCCAGCCAACATGGCTCGCCGTCAAGGATAGCGGTATCAATCTCGCCAGCGCCCTCGTCATAAACGAGCATGTCGACGAACGGCGACGAACTGCTATCTTCCCAGATGTTGAGTTTGTATCGCTTCAAGCTGCTGCGCTCGGTCGGATTGTCTTGAGCGCGTTTGACGTGACGGCGAAATCCCTCAATCGAGGGATAGCCGTGCGGACTACCCGGATTAACGCGCCGCCAAACTTCCTCGCTTGTGTAATCGCAGTCCGGTTCGGCCTCGAACAACACCGGCAACACGGTCGGGTCGACGATCTCGCCGCGCGCAATCTTTCGTGCCCGGTCGATAATCTCATAACCGATATTGTCGGTGCCGCGGCCTGCGGTGGTCGTGACGACAAGCAAGCTGTTATCGATCTTATCAAGGCCGTTGGTCAGAACAGTCCATAAATCCTTGCCGCGCCAGATATGCGTCTCGTCAGCGAGCACAAAAGCAGGCGTGCGGCCTTCAGACGATGGCGCGTCGGCCGAGATAATCTCCAGCTCGACACTATCCTTCGGGTAGGCAATTTTCTTTGCGCTGTTGAAGGCGTCGTAAACCTTCGTCGCTTTCACAAGCCGCTTATCGGCCTGCACTATGCCGCGCGCCTCTTTGAAGGCGATGCCGGATTGCTTACGATCCGAAGCCGAAAAAATGACTTCGCTACCGGGCATACGCTCGGGGCCGATCGTGTGCAGCAAAGCCAGCGCCGCGCCAAGGCTCGTCTTACGGTTTCCCCTTGGCAGTAGCATGGTGACGGTGTTGACGATGCGCCGCCCGTCATCATGCCGCGGGCCGTAAATGCGGCGCACGATACGCTCTTGCCACGGATCAAGCTGGAACGCCCTGCCCGGCAACGTCGACTTCGGATGCTTCAGCCGCCGAAGAAACGTAACGGCACGCTCGCCGTAGCCGAATGGATCGGGGATCTCCGAGCCGTCATATATCCACTCGGGGAACGTACTCTTTGCCGTCATGGTTACATCGATAGCGGACTGTCGTCATCCGCATCTTGATCTTCATGCACGCCGGCGCGGCTACGCGACGATGGTGATAAGCCTAGCTCCGCAGCCCAGCGTCGGGACTCAGCGGTGGCCTCGCGTAACGTTGCGAAAGCCGGATTGCGCTTCAACTCGCCCAAGCGGTTTTCAACATAGGCACCGTATTGCGCGATGGCGGCGCGAGCGTCGACGATATCGGCTGCGGCCTCGCAGAAACGCTCGACTGCATGAAGGTCGGCAACCGACAAGACGCGGCGCTCAACCAGAACCGGCATAACCCGCTTCCATTCGGCCCTCGCCGCTGGCGGGAAATGTTTCGGCGGTTGCGGCACCGTGCGGATGGCATCTGCGATCGGCTGCGGCGTGGCCTTACGGCCTGCGGTGTGCTTCATTAGCCGAAGCTCCAGCCGCGAAGCTGGTTGAGAATATCGCGTGCGCCGTAGGGTATCTCGCGCAGCGTATCGGGCACCGCAGACTCGCGCGTCTCGTACCAAGCCGAGGCAATCAAAAGCGTGGCCTGGCGCACGTCATCTGGGATAGCCGAAGGTGGCGAGTCCGCTTCCGGGTCATGATCCAGAAAGCCGCGGACGTACTCTGTCGCGGCGGCAATCTGCGCCTCGATCAGGTCGTCATCGTCATCGAATCCGATTCGAGCATGGGACTTGAAATCGTCAAGCGTTGCATAAGGCATTTAGGAACCTAACATTTAGGGAGTGACCCAATATGGAAATCTCTTGCGCGCTTGGTGGCCGCCGGTAGCTAAGGGATCGCGGCAAGTCTGCGCCCACCCGGGGACGGCATTGCGCTGCGACAGCCTTGGCGCGTGGTGCGATGGTTCAAGCGAGACGCAACGTGGTGCCATCATTCCGAACGCGCATCAGCGGGCTTGTCTGTGCCCTTAACGCGAACATCATCGAATGCCATGACGCACATCATATCGTCGTCGAATGGTAACAGCGCGAGCAACTCGTAACGCGTGCTGCCGTTGACCACACCGACGACGCGGCATGGCATCCAGACACGATTGCCTGTGCTGTCGCGCGCCTCGTACTCTGCCTCGAATGGTTCGATCGGTATCATTGCTTGATTGGTCTTCCAAAGCCGCCTTCGCAGGCGATGTTCTGTCTATTGTTGCAGGCGATGCAGGAAGGCTTCCAGTTGCTCCGCACAAGGCGTAAGTGCGGTGCTTTACGGATACTCACCCGATGCGCGACCAGTACGGCAGGCCGACCACAATCCGCGCATACATCATTGCCAGTCTCTGCGAGATACGCCTTAGACAACCGACGCCACTCGGCATCGTATCCTCGCTGCGGTGCCGCAGGTCTAAGCTTGTCACGCTCTGCCTTCCGTTTGATGGAGCATTCGCACCGCTTGCCGGCTGGTACGACCCGGCCACAGGTGCATAGGCGTGGCGCTGCAAATGGCATTAGCGAGCACGGTGACAGAAGTACCAGCCCGAGGATTCCAGAGCGTCAATCAATTGCTCTGCCAGACTGTCATCCGCACCGCGTGACGCCAGCAGCAGCTTAATGATATCGATAGGCTTTCGGATGGTCATGCGAACCCCTTAGAAACGGCGGGGGAATCCACCGTCGCGGATTCCCCCTTGGTTGCGCGCGTTCAGCACGTCACGTCGCGCGCAGCCATACCAGTTACGCTACCGGCTTATCGGCCGCATTGCCCTTCACCACGATGGCGCCGGCAACGATGCTGGTGCCGCTCGTCTTGGTGATGACGGCGCGGATGTAGCGCTTATTGCCGATGTAGCCCTGCTTGTAGGTCGAGGTTGCGGCAAGGCTGGCAGGCAGCGTGCCGACAAGATCGCCGGCCACAACATCCGTGAAGTCGCCGTCAGTCGTGGTGTCAGACTCCTGGACCTTCACAACGTACAAGCCAGCGGTGGTGATCGCGCCGGTATTGACGATGACCGCCGCACTGTTGAAGCCCTGAAGGTCAACGGCGGTGCCTTTGGTGGTCGCAGCGTAGTCGACGGGAGCAAGCGTCTGGTCGACGCCGATGTTATTCGCGATATCGCGCATTACTATTTATCCTTATTGAAAAGAGAAAGTGAGCGGGCCGAAGCCCGCTCGTTGATGGATTAGCTGGTCGCGCACTTGATCTTGCGCAGCGCATCGGCGAGAACCAACGCACCGCCCGTGCGACGACGCGCATGGAAGCGGACAACGCCAGACGTTGCCTGCGAGTACGGGTCGCGCATGATCGAGAGATTCAGGCGGTCATAGATGCGATAGGCATCGGAAACCGAACCGAACAGGATAGGCTCGGCAGCGGAGCCGATGTCATCCATGGTCGGATCCTCAATCAGCGGACGGCCAAGGATCGTCGCCGGGTCGCCCTGCGCAAGGCCAGGCTGCCACAGGTAGGCACCGGTAGAACCGTCCTTCAGCTTGCGAACCGCTGCGATCGTCTTCGAATTCATCAGCCAGACGCCGCGATTGCGATAGTACGCCGGGAGCGAATAGAAAACGTCGATCAGGGTGTCGGCCGGCGCGGTGCCAAGCGTCGAAGCATTGCCGGTAGCGGTATAGGCAACGCCAGCCGCTTCCATGATGCCAATCGGCTTCTTTACGCCATCGCCCTGCGAGAAGCCGAGTCCTTCAAGCCGACCGAATTCCTCGGACAAGTCAGAGGCAACTTCCGACTCGACATTGACTGCCGCGTCCTCAAGCAGGCGCTGTGACACGTCAACGTAGCAAGCCATTTCATGGATCGGCACTTCGATCTGACCATAGCTCGATTCCGTGCCCGGACGCGCATCGGTTTCGCCAACCCACGATCCGGTCGGACGGCCGGTACGTTTCGGCAGCAGAACTTCACCGCTGGACGTAGAGCCAACGCGAGCCGCCTGACGGATCGGCGACATTTCCACGATGCCCTTGACCACTTCGGCGCTGAACTCCGCAGGCGCCAGATAGCCGCCCGAGGTATCATCGGCAACGCGCAGCGACTTGATCTCGTCCGGCTGGAGCGTTTCCTTGCCGCGGCGAAGATAGCCGGTGAACGCTTTGCGCTCGTCGCTGATCTCGTCCTTTTTCTCAGTGTGAATGGCCGGACGATTGATCTTCGTCTCGATTTCGTCGAGGCGCTTGGTCAGATCGGCAACCGGTGCGGTGGCCTTCTTTACGTCTTCCGTAAGAGCGGTCAGCGCCGACTTGACTTCAACGATGGACGGATCGCCTTCGTCGACGTCAGCCGCAGATTTGGTCTCAAGAAAATGAAAGGTCATTGTAGTCCTAACTATTGATGGAGGTACGCGCAGAATTGATGGCGTCGACTAGCGCGCGGAACGTTGTCGGGCCGTTGGATTTGACGGCCTCAACCGTCGCTGAAGGCAGCATTGGAAAAGTGACCACGCTGATTTCGTGCAACTCGACTTCGTCGAGCATTCGAGTGCCCTTGGCTTTATCGAACCGGGCAGACTTGGTGCGGTAGCCGATCGACAATCCGTCGAGCGCTCCCGCCTTCAAGAGAGCGTGGGTTTCACGCCCTTTGACGGTATCGAGTACCAGCCGGCCTGAAACGCGCAGACCTTTGGTATCCTCGACGATCTCGGTCCAGACTCCGATTGGTTCCGTCTGGTCATGCTCCCGCAGCATCTTCACGCGAGAAGCGGATTTTTGCTTCAAGCTCTTGGTGAACGCGCCACGAGTCACAATGTCCCGGCCTAAGTCGGTGACGCCGAATAATGAGGCGTAGCCGGAAAACACGCCGTCATCGCCAACCGATTTTACATCTAGCTGGACAATGCCAGTCTCAAGTTTCTTCAAGCTGCCTGGTCCTTTGGAGGTTGGTTATCATTCGCTGGGGATTGAACGTGCGGTGACGCCAGCACGTCGCCGTCTGGTAGCGGCGGGAGATTTAGCTCGCGCCTCACATCGTTGGCCGTCATCACGCCGGCTGATCGATACTGTGCAAACGCATTCGCACGTGCCACAGTGTCGGCGAGAAGTAGCTGCGACATGTCGAATTCGAAGTGCATCGCTGTCCGCTCGTCGGGTGACAGCAAACAACGTGCATAAGCATCGCACCAGGCGCGGAGCCATGGTTGCAATCCGTACTTGATGAACTGAAGGTCAAGCTGGACGCTGTTGCTCCACGTCGCGCGTGACATGTCGGAAAGCAACGTTGCCGGGACGCGAGTTAGTCGGCTGATTTCACTTACGGCGTAGGCGCGTTGCTCAACCGTCTGGCTATCGACGGAAGTGAAGTTGATCGGGGTATAGCTGCCATCGTTATCGATGATCGCGACTGAGCCCGCCTTGTCACCGGAATGCGCCGAGCGCCAAGCCGTCGCCATGCGAGCGGCTGCGGTCGCGTTAAGGCTACCCTTTACGCTCAAAACCCCAGAGGGCTTGCTATTGTTGCGGAACAGATTCGAGGAACTGCGCTCAAGCAAAATCGCTAGGCCGATCGCATCGCGGCCGGTATGGAGCAGTCCAAGGCCACGCTGCTGCAACGGATCGTTAGGATTCGGCACTTGCAAATGGATGACATCGCGCGGGCCATAGACCTTGCCGTCGATGCGATAGCGCGGCTCACCGTCTGTTTGGTATTCCAACACGACGACACTGCGAGGCGCGTAAAGGATTTCAGCCGGCCGATCGGCTGTGCGCGTCACCAATGCGAATCCGTCCCCGAACAAGATTGCATCTTGCGTTACGCGCCGACGAACATCCGCGGCGGATGACCACTCATTGCTGAAACCGTTGACTAGAGAATAAGCTGGATGACCCTTCGCTGCGCGCTCGCTATCATTGGCATCGTCACGTAACAGACGACACGGCAACGTTGCGGTGGACTCGCTAAGGATTGAGACTGCGGCATTGACCGGCGCGCATCGCATGGCGCTATCAGCATTGACAGAAACACCCGACGCAGACACAGCGAAGGCATCGCAGAGTGCGGCCCAGCTATCCGAAGTGGGATCCGTCAATTCCGATTTCACTTCCGCAACAGGTGCGGATTTGCGGGAGAACCAACCCATTTACGCCGCCTTCCGCTTGCGCTTCACAGGCGCGTTGTCGTTATCGGCCGGGATTGGCAAGCCGGCGTTGATATGCGCTTGCTTCAGCGGCACTTCACCATTGACGCCATGGGCGCAAAGAATGTCGTAAAGCTTGTCGCGCTTGGATTTCGGATGCGCCAAGTCGTAATCAAACTGTTCCCACGATCGTGCGACCAACTATTCAGCCCTCCAGGCTCGGATTTTTGATTCATGCTCAAGAGCGCTCGCCGCACTCCATGACGTCTGCGGATTCATCGCGTCTTCGAAACTGACCAACTCGCCAACCCAAACGTCGCGAACTTCGATCTCGCCATCGCGACCGATCCAAACCACTTCCGCCTCAGCACCACTTATGGATGCGACCTTGACCAGACGGCCGTTGTATGCCGCTGGCGAGTTCACTTTGATGGTCATGGGAGTCTCTAGTAGGTGTGGATGCCGCACGGGCTGGCGATCGTGTCACCGACGCTGTATCGAGAGTCGCCGTCACCGTGCGACGGCGCATCGAGCGATGTAAACGCAAGGCTGTTGCCTAAGGCGCGCTTGCGGATATCGTTCATGGCTTTATTCTTCTTCAGGTCCGCCTTCGACAAGCGGCCTTCAAGCACAGCCAGGCAGTATTCCTGCGCTAGATCGTGACGATCATAGCGCTGCGACTTGAACCGGCTGAACGCAGCAGAAAAATCGTTGTCGCGCAGCAACGACGCGAGCAACATACGCGGCTCGGTCGGGTCTTTAATGTAGCGGAGATAATGGGTACTCGCGCCGTGCGCGCGATATGCGCGATCTAACCGGCTACGGAATGCAGGGTCATTCCTCGCACGCCGCTGAAGCGATCCATTTCTCGGCAAATCTGCGCGGCGAAGTGCGGTGGCAAGGTCTGGGGCAGTCGATCGTGCGATTAGTACAAGGGCCGCGTCAAACTCGGCCTCAGTGAAATCTTTGCGCCTCGGCATCCCTTTGATCGTCGTGCTTCGGAAACCAAGCGCCTTGGCGCGCTTCTGCATGGCGGCGACGTATGCCGGCCGCTGGCTAGGATGCTCCAACAAATAGGACGTCAGGCGACCGCCGTTGATGCCCAACTCTTTGCCGGCCGACACAGGGCTATGGCCTTGCTCGATCAACTTAATCAGAGCGTCGAAGTTCGCCGCGATACGATCGAGGCTTGGACGGCCCTGCGGACGGCGAACGGCAGCAATTTCAGCGGCGCGCTCTGGATGGTTTTGGAGATAGCGAGTCCACGCCGCCGATGACGGCGCACCGGGCACCGTGAGGTAGGCTTGACGATCCGTCAGGCCGGAAGCGATTGCAGCCTTCATCGCTTCAAAGCATTTTTCGGCCTTGGGGACTGGACCGGGCAATTGGACCGCTCTGCGAACATGAAAAGGTGGGCGCCCCGAAGTTCCCCTTCGGCATAGCGCCCGGCCGTAACGAGACGGCGGCGGGGGCGATAATTTCCCCCTGTTGGGTAAAGCGGAGCGAGTGGCAGATTAGGGACTGGCTGCGGAATCACGCCGCCATGTCGGCTTCCTGCCGCGCCGCATAGGCCGCAACCAACTTTCCGATGGCGATGTCCACCAGCTTGACGCCCAGCCGCTCGGCGGTCTTACCGGAACCGCCATGCATTTCGCCGATCTCTTCGGAGGTAGCGTCACCGCATGCCAGTTCGATAAACCGACAAGTCTCATCGCCAAGCCGGCGCTTCATGGCCTCGTGATCCATCCGACGCGCGGCATCGTCTTGGGCGTCCGGCAGTTCATCGCGCAGGCCGTATCCCTTACCAAGGCTAGCCTTCTCATCATCCGGGCCGTGGGGCTCAAAGAAGGTTTCCTCCAGCAAGCGATACCGCCCGCGCACCTTGACGGCAGTAATTTTGCCATGCGCGCCGAACTGAATCCGGGTTGCTAATTCGGGTCGGCCTTCGTCTCGGTCCTTCTGGTCAGCCCATGCCGCGGCTGCGATCTCGTCGGCGGTCGGGTTTTCCTCATCAAGGCGAGCGTCCACAAGCCGGGTATCGACGCGACCGATCTCGATGCCATCATCCTCACGCACAGGGCTGTTATCATTGGCAGCGTGGAAACCACCCGAAACGTCAAGGCCCTCATCTTCCGCGAACCGCTCCAGCGCCTGGATATCGAGCCAGCGCTTGGCACGCTTCAACCTCCCGAACGTCGGCCAATGGCGAGCGCGGGCGCGCACCTCCTTATCGTCATCCTGCTGATCGCGAAGGCTGGCGACATAAGCCCGGTGTTGCTCGGGCGTGCGCGGCGTGTTGTCGTTAGCGTATTGCATGTCGTTCCTCTTAAATTTCAGTGGCCGTCTATGCGGCTTTCTAATTGCCCGAGTGCCGCGCTCCTCAAGAGCGCGCGCCCAAGGGCGCTATGGGGGTGTGGGGGTATGTGTGGACACCCGTTGGAAGCGGTTGGAAGTGAATGAAATCAAGGAGTTAGAACACCGTTGGAATAGTTGGTAAGCGGTATGCGAACATCAATCATTTCAACGACTTACAAAACCGTTGGAAGCGGTTGGTAATGGTTGGAATCCGCTTGGCGTCATCCATCCTCCGTTCCGCCGAAGTCCTCCGCAGACACGATCAACCGGCTTCGCCGCCGAGAGGCTGGGCCTTCCTCAACGATCTTGATGACACCCGTATCGAGCAGGCGCTGCATCGCCATCTCTAGGTCGCGCACCTTCGTCCCCTTTGCGTCGGGATGCTTCTGAATCATCCGCGGCGCATAGGACGGCGATTTGTTCGGGCTGGGTCGCTGGCCGGTGCGATTGAGTTTCGACAGCACGGCCATGAACAGCTTGTCGGCCCGGCCATTAATCAGACCATCAGCGATTCCCGGCTTGGACGGATCGTGCAGAACGAATGCGCCCTCGCACCATTCAAGCTGCATCTCGTCGCCGATCTTGCCGTAGTTACTCTTGACGGTCTTCAAGATGCGAACGTCGCCTTCGCCGCTGGTCAGGTACAGGCGGGACCGCACCGAGTTGTTCCAAGCTGTCGAGCCGCTGTAGCCCGAGCCCGATGCCATGCCGGCGATAGACGGATGCGCCAACAGCAACACCGCGCAGTCACGCTCGATCGCCATCTTTCGCAACATCGCCACGAAATGGCGAACCTGTGAGCGCTTAACCTCGTCGCCACCGAACAAGTCTGCGGCAGTATCGAGCACCACAAGGCCCGGCTCCCATGACTTCACGAACCTATCAACGCGGCCCCATAGTGGAGTCGCCTTCATGTTACCCTTCGGGTCCGGCTCGGAAAGCAAGGCATCTTGATCCGCGAGCGGCAGGATACGAAGGTCTGTCAGGTCCGCTATTTCCGCGCTGTGCGCCGCGGCAATATCATCCAGCCGCCGGTGGAATTCCTCCGCCTCGTCTTCTGCGCCGAGATACAACACCCGGCCAGGCCGCGGTTGTAACCCTAGGGTTTCAATCGCCAAGGCCGACGCCGCACCGATCTGCAAACCCAAGAGTGACTTACCGACACCACCATCACCCGACAGCAGCGTGACCTGCCTATGCGGGATAAGGCCGGTCAGGAACCATTGCCGTACCTGCGCGATAGTACCGTGCCATTCTGAAGGGTCGACTAGAGGAAATGGCGCAAGCGGTGTGATCGGCCCGACACCGCCTTGCGCGGGTGCAAACTTCGGTGCGCCATCCAGCACGCCCATGAAGACGTCGCCTTGATGGCCCTCAATCACGGCATCCGCGATATGCCAGAACGGACCAGACGATAGTGCGCGCCACGCGGCATCATCGTAGACAAGTTCGCCGCGCTCGCCGGGCATCAACTGCTCGCGCTGGAAATTTTCGAGATACTCGCGTTCCTCGTCTGCCGTCAGTTTCGGCTTGGTGCTGGCGAGTGTTGATGGTGCGGAAGGCTCGTTGTCATTGGCTGCAACCGGTTCATTGACCGCCTTCGGTTCAGGCCGATACCGAACCTCGCCGCCGCCGGCGGCACGCTGCAGATCTTCTAGGATGAACACGGCGTCGGCCGGGTCGCCCTGAAGCTGCTTGTGCCGGACGGTGGTGTCATCGTCGGCGAGCCATGAAACGAAAAAGTTGTGATGATTGCGGACGCGCCGATCTTTACAGTGCCAATCGCCGGTTAAGATTGCACCGTGCGAGATGTCACTGACTTCACTCTCCCGCCGCAGAGTCTCGCCGATGGTTTCCATCGTGAGGCTGGCGATATCCAGATCGGGATCGAGCGGCACATAGATGTCGCCGTCGAGTATAGCCCCCATCTGGTCGACCTTGTCGGATCGAGTGAGGTCGGCCGGATCGAAAGATTTAGCTTGCAATGCGTTCAAGGCATGCGCCTCCGGTAAGGGACTTCTGAATTTCCGCGATCGCAGTACGATCGAACGCGGTGTTTCGCGCATAGGCGCGGATGCTGCCGTCATGTGTCCGAACGATCTTGACGTCGAACATGCGGATGCCAGGAGCGGCTTCGATTTCAGCAAAGCCGATTGTGCCGCCACCGGATGGTGCCGGTCGGTATGATATGATTTTCAAGGTGGTCTCGGGTTGGTTGGTCTGTGCCGTGCACCCGGCGATAGGGCCAGTCGTGCGGTCGTTCTATGCTGCGGTGGAGTAGTCTTTCCGACGCCGCAGGATTCCGGCGTGCTCGGCGAGCGGCATATCGCTGCTCACGAGTACCGCGCTATCGCTTCCGTATGCCTCGGATGATGGCGGTATGAATTCTGGCAAGGTGTCGTCAAAGCCATCGGCAAGGTCTCGGAGAACCCTAACCCTTGCCTCCAACTCGGCTCGGGCTTCAGCCGCGGCCTGCCAAGCGTCATCGAGTTCACCGTTGAAGTGCTCGGCGAGCCGGGCTTGGGCCATCCGATGCCACTCACGCTCTGCATGCCTATGCCGTCTGGCCAGGGTATGGTCGAAGAACGGGTCGAGCGCATCGCGGGCGATGGCGGTCAGAACGTCTGGTCGAAGTGTCGCCAGCGCATCAATCTCGGTCTGCTCAATCCCGTAACGCTCCACCCATCCGGCTGCGCGCAACTCGGTCGGCTTGAGTGGTGTATGAGGAAGGCCAAGCTCTTTGACCTGCTCGACCGTCAAGGCGGGTGCGATGACGCGGAAGGAAAGGCTGTTGGGATAGAGCGACTCCTTCAGCGCGCGAAGCTTGTGTCCGATGCTGACGGCCATCTGATATCCGGCCGGGTCGCAATCCGCGAACACGGCAACGACCATCTCGCGTCCGTCGTCCGCACCGGTTGCTGCCATCTGCGCCAATAGCGTGTTGCTGATTTCGCCGGACGGCAGATACAGGTCCGCGCCGTATTGCTCCGCAATCGGCTGAAGTACGTTCCCGAGGCTGGTCTTCTCGCCGTATAAGGCTAGCCTGAAACATTGCCGAGCCGGTTTCCAATCGCCTTTGACGGTGGGGATAAGGTCATCCTCGTCCGGCATGAAGGTTTCCGCCGACAGGGCAACTGACCACTCGTCTGTTTCATCGCCGCGCACCTGAATAATAGGGTCGGCGTTCCGGGCATCAACGATGCGACACCATGGGACGTACTTCAACCATCGGGCAACGTTGCTGGCGTTCTCAAGGAAGGCCCAACAGTCCGCGTCATTGATATATGGCTTCCCGTCTGGCCGGACGGCATTGCCCAGCGAGACAATGGCGTAGTGGATACCGCGATTGTGGATTGTGCCAGCGCCCGAGAGTAGTCCGCACTCTTCCATGCGCTCCCGAAACCATAGGCCGTTTTTGTGGTTCGAGGGAGTATCGAGACGGAACGGGTCATTCTGGGGAGACAGCACCGTTAGTTCTGCGAGGCCAAGGCCGGTCATGGCCTTCTCTTCGCGTAGCAGGTCGCCGAGGCCGCTCATGCCGCCACCGTCTTATCGGTGTTGCTGTTGGCAGCGATCGGCAAGGCATCACGCCATGCTTGCAGGTGGTCGGCATCCCAGCGAACACAGCCGGGGGAAAGTTGAAGTGGTGGGGGGAAGGTGTTTTCGCTGATTTTGCGATAGATGGTGGAGCGCCCCAGGCCCGTGGCCTTGGTGACGTCGGTCAGTTTCAGAAGCAGCATGTCTGAAGATTCTCTCTTGACATTGCCTGCTGGCCCTGTATTCTGGAGGCTGCCGAGCTAGGGCCATATCGCTCGCAGACTAACTAATATACCCCTTTTCCGAATTCGCGCAAGCGGATTCCCGTACATTCCCATGGAACATTTTGGATTGATTGGGACTGTTGCTTTCAAGCAACGGATGCATGTCGGGTATCTTTCGGGGTATTATCAGCGCACTCCGCAATAATTTACCTTTATAATCAGTCTATTAGATGCATTAGGCGCACAGACACCCCTTCCGCCAGTTAATTAGGCACCTCGCAAATGACGCGGGCGCTGCGGCCGTCCTGGCCTTTTTGCGAAGGTGCTTCTGCCGCGCCTTTTGCGACCTTAGGTGATCTGGCGACAATTCCGGCGGAAAAACCCGCCGGCTCATCACCGGCGGGCTGGGATTTGGTCCTTAAAAGCAGCTAAAGCCTGCGCCGCACGATCGCGGTCCGCTGCGCGCCCTTCCAGCGGTTACCCGCCCAGGCGGCAAGAAGATCAACCTACCCGCAGGTTTTCTGCTGAGGTCTTTCCCTTGTTCGCTACTTCCTCGTAGCTCACCTTGGCGCCCTCATTGAGCGAGCTAAGGCCAGCCCTCTCCACGGCCGAGATATGGACAAACACGTCCTTGCCGCCACTGTCGGGTTGAATAAATCCGAAACCCTTTGTCGCATTGAACCACTTCACTGTACCTGTCGCCAC